GGCGTAAGCCGCTCAAAGGAACAAGGATGATTCACGCGCCATTCACCAAGCCGGTCAAGAAGGGCCGGCCATTAACCACTGGTCGGTTTGACACAAGGTCTGAGCTAGAAGAAAACGTCATAGACCGTCACAGCAGGGGCTGGTCAGTTCGTCGGATCGGGGTTTATTCAGGAATCACTTGGAAAACCGTTAAGACGATAATCGATAAATCAAAAGAAAAAAAAGGGGGCTAATGCCCCCTCCTTTCATTGTTTCATGTGAAACAATTAAGCGCCTTGTGAACCGTAGATTCCACGCCAGTCACTCCATCCGTAAGAGTAACGCTCACGGGCTTTGTAACGAATGTTGCCAGTCGTGAAGTCTGGCTCCATTGTGGTTTCCATCGCAGTACGTTGGAACATCTTCAGGCCTTCGCCAGCGTCAGTGACGCTAGTCAGCAAGAAGAAGGCATCAGGGTCAGTCAGGTAATGATTGACCGTATAGCCCCCGGGCAATACACCCGTGTTGCGTACAGCGTTGATGTCATTGTCGGCGGTTCCAGAACGCAAAGTTGAGTTCAGGATACGGTCAGCAACAAAAACCAACTGAGGTGGTACGACAAGCTTTGATGCTTGAACAGAGATCGTAAGACCCTTGTCATCAGTAAATGTGCTGATATCAATCAACGCATCTTCCAAGGACGTTTCGTTCAAGTCAGCCATTGAGGTAGCACGGTTTGCAGCAGTGCCGCCACCCGCTAGGGGGTGTGCCGTGTTAATCAATGTTACACCGTCGCCGCCAGTGTAGTCAGTATCGAACGCATTGTTCAATACATCTGCACCTTTGACTTCTTTGGTGTTAGCCATAGATCGGGCCAAAGCCTTCACGTATCGCTTGCCTAAACTATCATAAAGATTATCTTCCACGGCCTCGTCGGTAAGGCTGAAGGCCAAAGCCACGGTCTCATGCGTGTACCGGGCCGTATAAGACTCAGAGGCGTTGTCAAACTGTACGCCCTGACCTTCGGTTTTAGTTGGCGCTCCGCCGAAACCAGTAATCAAAACCTCTTCCTCGAAGGCTCGCTGTGAGTCTTCAATAGCAAAGATTTCTTCATACTGGCGGTCGTAGCTGTCGTAGCTCATACCGAATAAGGAGTTTAACCCCGGCTCCAGTTCTTTAGCGAGCTGTGCTCTTGAAATAGCCATTATTTAGCTCCTTATGCTAAGCCAGCGCCTTTAACGCCGAAGATTGAGTTTTGAATTACTACTAACACGTTAGTGTTTGCAGCGCCCGTGTCCGAGTTGTTCGGATCTTGCGAAATGTCGATCGCTTTGATCGGCAAGTTCGTGTTGGTCGCACCAGTGGTTACGTCAAGCTCAGCGCCAGAAATACCAGTTTGTGTGCTTCCTGCTGACGTGTACACGATGTCAAAGTTTCCGAATAAATCGGCAACTGGGAACGTGTCGTCCGCCTGCACTTCGTAAACCACATCGGGATCATCAATGATGAAAGCAATGAGATCTGAAGCGTTTGTGCTTGCAGGATAGTAGTTGCTGAAGACTTGCTCACCGCTGGTGGGGTCTGTGTACTTGCAACCGTTAAAAACGCCAACTATAGGCACAGTGCCTCCGTCAGCGTGTACTTCCACCGTACCTCCGGTGACCTGAGCAACCATATCGCCTTGAAAAATGGATGTTCCATAATTCGCAGCAATACGATATCGACTCTGTCCGCCAGTGTAAGGTGCGCCACCGATCATTCTGACCGGCTTCATTCCAAATGCAGCGTCTTTATTCGCCATTTTGAATACCTCTATTTACGTCCAAATGTGACGTTGCTATCGCGCTGAGGATCATATTTAACGTAACGACTGTCACCACGGGTTTCGTTGAACATATTATTGTCCAGTGCATCCGTAGCTTGTCTGCTCTTCGCCCGATAATAGGTTCTGCGCTCTTCAATCGTTTCGTTAGGGATCTTAGCTAATAACAACCCTTCGTTGTAAACCACGCCTTCGTGTCGGCCATTATCCATAGTTGGTAAAGAACGCCATTCTGGAGGTAATTCGGTTCCTCTTACGAGTTCCCAGCCCTCCCGAATTCGACGCGAGACATTAGCTCGGTCTTCTTGTCCCAGCATAGACTCCCTGATCCACCTGTAGGTATAACCTGCCGGTGCTGGGGGAGTTTCTAATGACCTGACTGGTCGCCATGGTGTCCTGCGAGTCTGATTATCGTGTGACTGCGAATCACGGGATGAACGTGCGTTTGCTTTTGTTTCTGCCATTTTAGCTTGCCTCTCTTGATGCAATTTTTTGCTTCTCTTTTGCCACTCGCTGCAACCATGCCTCTTCAGACATATTATGCGGCTTGAGGCTCCTGAGTCGCTCTAGCTCAGACTTAGAAAAGCTCACGCCATTCTTTTTGCCTTGTGTTTTTGACCGGCCACCACCTTGGGTAGCTGAAGCGACTCTTTGCACAGCGGGTCTGCTTCTACTTTGAACGGTCTTCGAGTTGCCATTACTGGCGCTCTTAGTGTGAGGATAAACCGTACCGACGCGGCTGTCCAATTCTTCGTAATATTCATCGGAACCAACGTCGAAGCCTTCGTTCGCTAAATTATAGTGAACATAGTAGGCGTACTGGGTCGCCTTCATGTCATCTTCGTTCTCTTGGTTCGCGTACCAAGGGTTTCTTTCGTGCCACTCCAACGCATCTTCTGTTGGCGTAACCTCTTGCTGAACCTGCTGCTCTTGGTGATTAACTACCCGCTCGTTACCTTGAGACTGATAAGACTCTTCCTGAGCAGCCCTTTGTCGAGATTTTGCTACACGAAGCTTTTCCTTCTGAATAGCAATATCATTCTGAAGCTTAGAGGCCTTGGTGATGAGATCCGCGTCTCCGCTTTCAACCGCCTTGCGGTAAACGTCATCGATCTGAGACTCTTTGGAGTTTATAGCCTCCTCTTCCTTAGCCAAAACAGTATTAGATTGTTGAATCGAATACTGGCGATACTGCTGAAGCTCAGCCTCTTTCTGCAAGGCAATTTGCTCAAGCTGCTGCGCCCTTTGCTCAGCCTCTCGGTGCCTCTGGTTAAGCTTGTTAATCCTTTTAGAAACCGACTTGGTGTAGTTTTCAAGCTCATCGCCATCACCGCCAGATCCCTCTACCGGATCTTCGGTAACCTCAATAGAGACTTGCTCCTCTTCCATCTGCTCTGCGTTTTGATTTTCTATCATGCGAAACTCACTATGTCGTCTGGGTCTATAATTGTGCCAATGACCTCGTCGTCATTGATTATTCTGACTTCGCCGCCGTCCTCAAGCTTGAACCTAGCTCCGGCATAACGACCGATTAGCACCCACTGTTTTTCTTCACACCAAGGCTTGTCTCCAAACTTTTCAGTGTCTCCGTAGCAGAGCGGCCCCATCTTTACAACATAGGCGACCACCGTGGCTAAAGCCTCTCGGTCTACCGTTTCTTTCAGGAGGTGGATGCCGCCTTCGCTTTTGGCTTTTCCTTGGTAGGGCAGAACCAACATGCGCCACCCTGATGGGTTAGGCATTCTTTCGACGGCGGATTTTTCAAGCAAGGTTGGGTCAAGAACTCGTTCGTCGCTTGAGACGTAAGCCGAGTCTGTTATTGGAGTTGTCATTTAGATTTCCTTGTAGAACTCTCTGATTGTTTCCTCCACCAAGTTTATAACAGTTAGCTCACCTTGCAAAGATTTATAATGTTCTATATCTTTCAACATTCCATCCATCAAGACCTCTTGGATGAGTTTTCGCCGGTCACCCATTACCCGTTTTAGGCGAGAACCCAGATCGATGTCATCCACTACACTTTCTCGTGAAAGTCAAACCCGCGAGTAGCAGCACCAGCTCCGCGAGCCTTGATGACTTTTATCTTTCCGCCCATTGTCCGACGAACCAAAGCTGGGTCGGTGGGTATTGATTTGATGCTCTTCTTTGGCGAGTCAACCTTTTTAACTCTGCTTAAATCTTTCATCATTCTTCCTCAGTTTGTTCAATTGGTTTCTTCGGCGCAGCTTTCTTTGGAGTTTTTTTGATTACAGGCTCTTCCTCTACTGCAATCTCTTCTTGAACCTCTACAGGCTCCTCGGCCTTGACCTCTACAGGCTCAAGGGCTTTTGCTGCGGGAGTTTCAACCCCAGAGAGCCTAGCCATCTTGGCTGCAATCCGTGCATCGCTTTTCTGCTTCTTCTCTTCAGCGTCCTTGGCTTTTTTTTGTTCGAGGGCAGCTTCTACGTCACGGGCAAGTCTTTTTCCTTCACGCAGTTCTTCAATTCTTTTTCTTACATAGCTTGTTGATGATATTAAATCAGGCATTATCGGCCTCCCATGTTTTTGTTTTGCATGTCAAGCAGCTTTAAATCCGCCTGTTGATCTAGGCGACGGATAGCTACGTCTAGCTTATCATCAGCAACCTCCCTTTGGATATTCATACGCTGCTTGGCGATTTCATTCTCCAAAAGCTTTTCCTCAGCACGTTGCTGTTGTTTTGCCTCAAACTGCTCATTCTCTGAGTCGATTGCCTTTTCCTTCAGCATCAACTCTTGCTGCCTGATTTGAACCAGAGGATCGGTCTCGTTGCCCTGCCCAATAGACTCCAAAAGCTCTTGAGTCAATTGCGCCAAGACGGGAGAAGATATCTTCTCGATCTGCATCTGAATTTGACTTTGCTGCTGCTGCAACTGATCAGGAGGAATCTGCCCTGACTGGGCAGCCGCCTGCATTTCTTGCATCTGCTGGTTAAGCTCTGGGGGTATCTGTCCCTGAACCATCTGCCCAGCCATAAACTGGAGGTGCTGCATCATGTGGCCAATTATCGCACCCTGTAGCGGCGGGTTCTGCTTGACGACATCTGTCAAGAATAAAGACCTATGCGTGTCAATGTGCGCCTGATGGTTTTGAGGTTCAAAAGCCTGAGACGGCTGTCCCATCAGGAATCCGCTATTTTCAATACCCGCATCAACAGGCATTGGCTGCGGGGGCGGTGGTGGCGGCTGTATAAGGCTGTCAATATCATCGACACCTAGCGCCGCGTACATTCGCCTGTAGGCCTCGTAAATGCCTGTAGGGCCATGAATTTCAGGGTTAGATTGAACCATGGTAAGCAGCTCTTGAGCCATTGTGATCCGCTGGCTCTGGCTAAATATGTTGGGGTCAGATACGGGTATTACGTCAACCCGACCATCAAAATCCTGCCCCATAATCTCTTGTGGGCCGTTCTTTGATACATAAGGGTAATTTGGAGGCAAATACTCCGCGAACACCTTGGCGAGCAATTGAAACTCAAGCTTCTGGCTGTAGTGCAGTCGCTTATGAATTGCCGACATAACCTTGGTGCCGCGCTCCAATAGAGCCACCGTAGTGCCCACAGGCATCGCTTGGTTCATGTCGCCCACGTTCATATCACCGATGCTTGCAAACCGCTTGCCAGACTCTACAAGCAGCCCTAATAGCTGCATAAGCACGTTACTGGGTTCTTTGATCGGAAGCGGTATCAGGTTTTCTCGCAATGACGCGCCTGTGGTGTCGATGTCGCGGAACTCGCCCGGCTGTAGCGGGGTGTCCTCGTCACGAATACGCATCCCGCGAGCCTTGAAACCTGCCGGGAGATTAGCCAAGGTTCCTGCATCAATTAACTGTCTTAGGATTGATGTGGCTGACTTAGATATACCACCAATCATATGGCTTAGGCCTAGGCCATAAAAGCCGAGGCCCGGTAAAAATTTGTACTGCACGAAAAAGTTGATCTTAGCCTTGCGAGGGTCTGTCTCAACGTAGTTTCGACGAATCGACAAGACCTTCTGAGATCCCTCGTCGATTGTGACGATATAAGGCAGCTTTAAGCCTGTAGGCTCGCCGTCTTCACCGACATCTTCAAATCCGGGGATATCTAATATGGTGTGGGTCTCGTAGATGACGTGGTCACGATCCTCTTGGTACGATGGCCCCATGCCCTCGATTTCGTCAATCTGCTCCTCAATATCGCTCCTAGATACGTTGACAGAGCCGCCTTTTAGCTCCACGTCAGCGTAAAACCCGTTGACCTGTTGCTTCTTGATTTCATTCCGACTCATGTTTAGAACGTGGGTCACGCGCTCGGCGCTAAAAAGATCAGTAGCTTCGTAGGGCACGATGAGGTCTTGGGGTTGAATAAACTTGCTCATCGCACGGCTTATGCCTGTGTCAAAGTAGACCTTCTTAAAGGCGCTGCCTGCGAGCGGAAGGTAGAACAAAAGCATATCTAGCTCTGGGTCATACTCTTCCATGACGTTGAGAATGTAGTAATTCATGAAGTCCTGAACCCGAGACGCTTGAGTCTCTACGTCAGGATTTCTGGCCCCAACAATCTCCGCCTTGACTGGCCCCTTGGCTGGCAAAAGCTCTTTGTAAGCCTGAGCCTGAAACTGGGTCACTGACTCAGCCAAGATGGGGTGGATAACGCCAGAAGAGCCTTCAAAGGGCTGGCTTCTGGAGTCGTCGAACTTCATCCCTAAATACTTTAAGCCGTCAGTATAAGTCTTTTCCCATTCGGATCGGCTTTCTTTGTCAGCCTTAATAGAGCTTACGACATCACCCGCCAGCTTGGAGAGGTCACTGTCTTCAATAAAATCGACTAAATTGGCGTTAAAGTCTGTTGCTATCTCCTCTACCTCTTCGTCGATCTCGTCATCGATAAGAATCTCTTCTTCGCGCACCAGTATCTCTGCTGCATTGCGGATCTCATCGTTTCGAGTCATTTCCGGCTCGATCTCCATGGCGCTGCCAGTTGGCATAACGTCAGGATTGTCTTCGGTGCCTAAACCTCTTTTTTCAATAGCCATTAGTAGTATACCTGTCTGTCACGCCTCAAAAACTCAGCTTCTTCAGGGTAATCGTCGTGGAGGCTTAAAAACCCGCCCTGACGGAACCGCATCAGCGCCATCGTTGACGAATCGCAATAATCGTCATTGTCCCCAAACGGAAAGCTTGCCATCTCCTCGATAACCTCATCCGCAAAAGTTTCGTCTGGTGCCCAAACCATCCCCGATTCAAATATCGGGGCAACACTGTTCATTCTTGCAATCTTATCTTGACCTCGGCTTGGTGTATAGGCTGTGACTGGAATGCCCATGCGCCTAAGCTCTTGGGTCAAAGGTGTGCCAGATGCCTTGGCTTCGATCAGTACACAGTCTGGCTCCCAGTATTTCCATTCCTCGTAGGCCAGTCTTTTCAGCTCAGGAAAGTCTAACCTGACCCTCTTTGCGTCTAAAAGTATAATAGCTTGCACATCTTCGTCTGGCGACTGGAATATCGCCCACGTAGTAATGGCCGAGTAGTCGGCGGTCTCTTTCTTGCTAAACGCGGTGTCATAGCTCTGGATGACGTACTCGTATGAGGGCACCCAGTCGTTCTCCCACTTGCGCCACCACTCGCGCTTCACGATAGAGCCGGCCTCTGCCGTGGGGTTTTGCATCCACTGAGCATTCCACTTGCTAATCGGAAGCGAGGCCTTAACCGACAAAAGCTCTTCTTTTTTCCAAAATTCCGGCCATAAAGGTGTCTCAGACTCGGGCATGATTGCCGGGAACTCTACAACCTCCCACTGGTCGGCGTGTTCATCCTTTCCTTGGTTCTTGAGAACCTTGCCAACCAAGTCCTTGGTGCTCCACCGCGTCATCACAATAATAATAATTCCACCCGGCTGGAGACGCTGTCGTGGCCCCGAGGTGTACCAGTCGTAAGCCGATTCCATTGCTGTGGGCGACATCGCATCCTGCTCTGAGTGCGGATCGTCAATGATCAATAGGTCAGCACCACGCCCCGTAATCGCGCCACCCACACCCGCGTAGAAGGATTCGCCTTCGTGATTCGTTGTCCAGCGCCCCGCTGACTTGTTGTCTGACTGAAGTTTTACGTCTGGAAAGATTTGCGAGTAATCGTCCGAGTCAATAAGGTTTCTGACCTTTCGACCAAACCTGACAGCCAGCTCAGCGGTGTGCGTTGTCTGGATGATTTTAAGGTCGGGCTTACGGCCCATCATCCAGCTCGGAAAGTATGTACTGGCAAACTCAGACTTAGAGTGTCGAGGGGGTAGGCAGACTATCAGACGCTTCAGTTTGCCTTGGGCGATCCGGTTAAATTTTTCACCGATGATCTTGTGGTGCCTGCCAAGGATACATTCGGGCCACATATGCTGAACAAAATCTATAAAGTCGTTCTGGCACTTGTCCTGCTTGTCCATTTGGTCATAGCGGGACAGCAGGGCCAGAGCTTCGTTTTGATCTTGCTCGCTTAGAATCTCAAAGTCTTTGAGCGAGAGGCTAGACATTTTCCCAAGCTTCCCCCTTAAACAACAAGGCCTCCGCCTCGCGTCTGCGGATTAATCCGTCCAGAACCTGACCTCCTGCCTTGTTCCAACGACGGATCTGATGGGGCACGTCATCCATGTCACCTTCGTTAAGTCGCTTCAATAGCGTTGATGATTTCAGGTTTGTAGGGCCAAGGTTGTACGTCCAAGATACCAAGGCGTCGAACTGGCTTTGGTTAAGCTCAGTATCAACCAGATCGTTGACGTAACCTTCAAACTCTTGGAGGTCTTCAGCAAGAATTTCTTCTGCCTCTTGCTTCGTGCAGGTATCTCCAGCAGAGACGCCTTTAGTGTGCCCGTATCCTATCGTCCAGACATCGGCAGAGCACCGATAAGACTCTAGTTTGCACCCTTCAAATTTTTTGATAAGGCATAAGCCCTCTTCGCTAAGAACTCTCATATTAATTAACCGCGTCATTCGTCGTGCTTATGGGAAGCCCCGTAATAAAAACTTATGATAGATGAGACGATCCCACCCAAATAACCAAGCACAAGATTAACAATGCCGTTGTCTGTAGCAACAGGGTCTTGTAGCGTGACCAGCGCGATGTAACCTCCGAAGAACAAAACGCAAGCAACCGCAATAAATTTTGGCGTCCAGTCACCTTTGAAAGCCATTCGCGCATTCTGGATATCGTCTGTTTCAAGTTTGAAAACATCTACATCTAGCTCCTTCATCCGCGCTTTAAAATCAAATTCCGCTTTCTTGATCTCTGCAAGCTGTTCAGGGGTTGCCGCTTGGATTGCGGTAGTAATTGATTTTTCGTCCGACTTACAACCCAGAACACTGGCGATTGTTTGTGCAGCAGCACCACCTAAAGGCCCACCGAGCGCCTTCCCAATAGTGGGTGCTAACGTACCGATTAATCCTTTGATCGCGTCAAATTTCATTGGGTAAGTACCAAGCCAACAATGGCTATTAATGAGGTAATCATGACGGGGTATATCCCCCAGATCATTTTCTCCAGTTTATCAAACCGCGCAGAGCCAGAATCTAGGCGTTTGTTAATAGCGTCATACCGCAAAGCGCATTCAGCCTCATGGATCTCAATCTTCTTTAACGCTTTGCTGGCATGAGTCTCGGCCATTAGTTCACCGCTTCTGCTTCAGGCTCTTCAACCACTTGGATTGATTCCCGTAGGGCGTTTTCACGAAAGCCTAATGCAACCTGTAAGTTAATACTTTGCTGCTGTGCTGCCGCAATTTGATTCTGCAAATCAGCAAGCTGTTTACGCAGGTTAACCACTTCGACGTAGTGCACCTTGGTGTCGTTG